GCAGACAGGAGTGTTGATCCCGTGCGGGGCAGGCCGCTGAGAGCAACAAACATCAGATTGCGTACCGAATAATGACAACACCCGAACCGCCAGCGCCACCATCACGCACGCTGCCACCGTAAGAACCGCCACCGCCACCGCCACCGCCACCAGTGTTTGCGGTTCCTGCCGTGCCAGCAGCACCCTTACCGCCAGCGCCGCCGCCACCAGCACCACCAGTACCAGCAGCAGTCCTATTGACATAGATGCCGCCGCCGCCGCCGCCTGCGCGGGTTGTTGCGGTTCCGTTAGTTGAGTAACTAGCACCCGCGCCACCAGCACCACCGTTATTGGTGGAACCTGCAACACCTACAGCGCCAGCACCCCCACCACCACCGCCCTGCGTGACTCCACCGCCGCCAGCGTTTCCTTGTGTTGCGATTCCTGCACCACCAGCGCCAGTTTCTGCGCCGCCGCCACCTGAACCACCAATGACACCGATCTTGTTTCCTGCTGAGTCTTGTGCGCCACCGCCGCCACCAGCGGCAACATAATTCTTGACAGCGCTTGCCACTCCGCTAGTGCCGCGAGCGCTAGAACCTAACGCACCGCCAGCGCCAACGGTTACCGTGACAGAGCCGACGGGAAGAATTACGCTGTCATAGAAGATGCCACCGCCGCCGCCGCCACCGTTGCCTTGTACGCCGCCACCGCCACCACCGCCACCGCCGATGATTAGCACATCGGCGCGTGCTTCTGCGGGGAACGTTGACACGGTGAGTGTGCCGGATGCGGTGAACGTGTGCACACCGTAAGCCTGCCCGTTTACACCATTCGTGCCGTCGCCCGTGTACGTCGTGTACGTGCCACCCGAAGCGCTAATGCCTGACGCGTTCGTTGCGGAGATCGTGCGAACAACCACAATGCCACTGCCGCCGCTGCCCGCAGTATTGGCAGACCATGCGCCGCCGCCACCGCCGCCCGTGTTTACGGTTGCAGAAGTACCAACACCGCTTGTACCAGCGCCAGCGCCGCCACCACCAGCACCACCAGCGCCGCCCGTAGACCCGCCTTCGGCCCCGCCACCGCCGCCGCCATAAGTAACTGCTGATCCAGTTCGCAATGTGCTTGCAAAGCCAGCGCCACCTGCACCGCCAGCGGTAGTGCCAACAGAACCAACTGCACTAGCGCCACCGCCGCCACCAGCACCATAGCCTGAGCCACTTCCCGTGCTTCTACCGTTGCCGCCAGTGTTTCCTTGGTTCAGAACGCCAGGTGCAGCGGTGTACCAGTTAGCAAGGTTCGCGCCATTACCACCAGCACCTGAACCGCCAGGGTTAGGTGATCCGCCGATGCTTGAAGATGTGATGAAGTTGCCGCCGTTGCCGCCACCCGTTGCAGTAATGACTGAGCCAATGGCTGAGTCCGATCCCTTACCTAGGCCAGGAGCCGACCCGCCACCGACGGTCAAAGTGTAAGTGCCAGCCGCCAAATAAAGTTGCGTTTGAGTAACACCGCCAGCGCCACCGCCGCCAAAGTTCATGCTGTAAGCACCCGTTGCGTATCCACCAGCGCCACCGCCAGCCACAACCAACACGTCACAAATGCCAGCGGTTGCCACAGTAAGGGTTGAACTAGCGGTGAACGTGTTTACGTTGTAGGTGACACCCGCCGCGCTGTAGGTGCTAGACGTGCCGCCGGATACGGAAGCGTTGGTCAAACCGCCGCCGCTGATCTCAGCCCACGCCGCACCGTCATAGTATTCAAGCACGTCATCATCAGTACGAAACGACATTTGACCATGCACCGGGGACGGGATCGCAGACGAACGCGCCGCCGTACCACCAAACACCAGAATACCCTGCATCAAATAGTTGTTTACGTCAGCAGCGGCAAGGACAGCGCCAGCCGTGAACGTCTTGAAACCACCAGCAGCCATTACAGTTCCACCCAACTTGTGCCGTCGAAGAATTCTAGTGTATCCGTATCAGTAAGAAACGTGAACATTCCCTCTGACGGTGAAGCGATAGCGGAACCCCTAGCAGCGGTCCCACCAAACACCATCACCTGCTGCTGCATGATGTACGTGTTTACGTCAGCAGCAGCTAACACCGCGCCAGCGGTGAACGTCTTGAAACCAGCACCAGCCATTAGAACCCCAAAACGTTATTGTCAAGAGTGCCGAAAAATGTGTCATTAAGCGTGAACGCAACTGTTGCCTGCGACAAATTAAATGTCACGTCGTGGTTTGCTGGCGATGCGGCATGTTCAATACCGTCAATAGTCACGTACTGACTAATAGCCGAACCAATACCGTTCGGGGTCCATTGCACTAGAACCGTGTCACCTAGTTCTAGCGCCTCCACTGTCGCCGCGTTTACGGTAGACAGGGCCGACACATTTACGGTGAGACTGTCCACCCGGTAACGGGGTTGCGCGTAAGTTCCCACAAGCCAATCCGCGAGCTCCTGCGCATCAGTCGCCGTGTCAAGCAACGTGTCATAGGTTTGATTTATCACGCCGTAAGCGGCTTGCGAAGCAGAATCAGAAGCCGTGACCGTGCCACCAACAGCAGTTCCGCCGTAATAGGTAACGGTAACGGAGTTAGTCATTTCCTCAGTACCGAACACCACGCCGATATTGGTGAACGGAATACCAGCCGTGCCGAACGTCACCGCACTTGTGTACGTTTGTAGGTCATCACGGTCAAGGAACGTAAAGAACCCGTCACGACCAATGAACAGTGCGCCCGGTTCCGACAGTTCAACCTTCTGCAAATAGGCAAGACTATTTGTGCCAGCGGCAACAACGTCAGCGTCAAGCGTCGCCCGACCCGTACTAATCCGCCGTTGCCCTAACGGCCAGTCAATATCATCCAACACTGCACCAACACGTGCACCCGTTAACTGTGACGTTGCCGTGCCAGCGTTCAACTGTTCCGGCGTGACAACAGCGAAACCGTCAACGGCTTGAACTTCAGCTACCGAATCACCCGCAGGCGAATAGGAGAAATCCCAATCTTCAACGTTGCCAACAAACAGCATTTCATTGTTGTCACTGATTTGAATTTGCTTACGGGGACCAATGTTGCCAAAGAACGGTGACGAAGCATACAACGGATCAAACACGCGGCCACGATTGTCAAGAGCAACGTTGGCAATACCTGCCGTAAACTTTTCCAAAATGCGGGAACGTCCACGCTTCACCTGAACACTACGCACATATTCGGTAATATCAGTCAGCACGTCACCCGCCAGGGGACTAGAAACCGTGCCGCCAAGAACACCCTTTACCGGGTCGTCTAGCGTGAAAAAGTTTCCCTGACCGTTAGCCGAAAGGTCAAAAGCAATTTCAACCTTCATCATGCCGCCGCAAAAACTTTGCCTGACGCATTTTCATACTTGCGCACATATTCAACAATTTGCTGCCCGATAGCACGGGGGTCACCAACGCCAGCGTTCACGTTGATATTGTACGTGTTTCCGCCACCGCCAGTCATAACCCCGGCACGGCTCACGCTAGTTCCAAGGTCAACGTTCGGCACAATCTGCCCTGACGCTGAAGCCATGAACACTTCCGGCCCACGCTCGCCCACAAGGTACGCCGTGTTTGCTGACACGGGGCCACCGTTGGCGCGACCCGGCAGCTTCGTGGCGTTCACAAGTTCAGTAATGACACGGTTAACCGTGGTCACTGTGACTGTGGCACTGCGATTCATTGATCGGGCTAGGTTGTCCATCAGGTTTTGAATGGCGTTGAACACGGGGCCACCCTTACCAACAGCAGCCTTCAAACCATTATAAGTCTGTTGCGCTGAGTCAATGCCTGATTGCAGGAACGCGGGAACCATCGCCTGCGCGGTAGTTTCCGAAAGCGTTTTGATTGCCTCAAGTTTCTGATTGAAATACGGGATCAAACCCTGATCAAGCATTGCTTGACCTTCAGCCGCGCCATTCTCCACGCCCTGAGAAACAAGGTATTGCAGGAGCGCGTCACTGCCGTTGCCTGCCTTGATTGCAGTCAAAACATTCGTGTAATACTCGAACTGCGCAAACGCCTTGTCAACGCCTTCGGTCCACTTCGAAACAATCAGCTTGCCGTCTTCGCCAATGGAATCCTTGAACATGCCCGAAATGTCGAAACCGCCAGCAAGCGTTGTCGCCATAGAACTTGCCCACGTCGCCGCTTCAGACTTCGCCTTTTCCAAAGAATCAGCGGCAGTAGTCAACGCATCAGAAATGTTCTTACGAATAGATTCCGCAACGGAAGCCATGACTTCACCGAAAGCAGGATCAGCCGCCGTGCGCTTTGCCTTACCGATAACGCTGCCGATCATTTTATCTAGCGCACTTGTCACTGTCATTTCGCTGGCCTGTATTCCAGCAGCGATACGCTCAGTTATGCCTGTTCCAAGTTCGCGGAACTTCTCAACTTGTGCCTTCAATTTGTCACTAGCGCCACCACCGCCAGCTTTAAGATCGTTTAGCAACGCTTCAAGTTCGATAGCGGCAACAGATTTAGTTACACGTGCACGAGCTTCATCATTCGCTGCCTGCTTGCGGCTTTGCGAAACACCAGCCAAAGCGCCTTGTAGCCGGAACGCTGCCGATGTTGCTGCATCAAGTTGATTGCTGAAAACGTATGCTTCAACACCAGCAACTTGCATTGCTTCTGCGGCTGCACGGGTTGATCCACGTGCAGCGTTCAGCCCCGGTGTGATCTGTCCTGTTACTCTATTGACCTGCGAAATTCTGACAGCAGTTTCTTCTGTCGCTCGATTCACGAGATAGAAAGCACCAGCGACAGCAGCAAGAACACCGACTATGACACCGACAGGACCAGCCGCCAGAAGTAGGGCAGCCCTAAACCCACCCAAAACTGTTGAAGCAGTGGCAATCGCTGTAGCAAGTCTGGGGAACGTTGCCAGCAAACCAGTGTTAGCAATTGACGTTTGAATTGCTGCCACTCTTGCGGCAATCAAACCGATAGTCCACAAACCCAAAACTGCTGTGGTGATAACGACCGCAACCCTGTTGTTCAACAATGCCGCAGTCAAGTTCACAACAAACGTCACAACAGCAGTAAGCGGCGGCAGCAACACCTTCACGGCATTAGTGAGCAAAGTTCCAATAGTGTTCGCCATAGTTGTCAACGCTGGCGTAAGTTCCTTCAACGCCGGGCCAAGACCGTCAGCGAGAGCAGACAGGAACGGAAGCAGCGCAGCACCCAAATCTTCCTGCATGTTGCCCATCATCACCGACAATCGGCCTGTTGCCGTAGCGGTCGCCGTAGCGACACCACCAACTTGCGATTCAACTTCAGCCATGATCAGCCGCTGTGCACCAAACAAGTCATTGGACTTGACTAGTTCCTTGACCTGATCCTTTTGAACTTCACTGAACGTCACGCCTGCACGGCTAAGCGCGGTGAGTCCCTTAACGGGATCATTCAACGCCTTGCCAAGCATCTTCGCTGAACTTTCGGCACTACCGAAACCAGCCGCCGCAAGATCCTGCGCCGCCAAAGTGGCACGGTCAAGCATCGCGTTCACACCATCGCCGACGTTCTTAACGTTCTTGAACGTCAACAGAAGGTTTGTGGAACTTTGGATCAGCTCATCATCAATACCTGTTTGCTCAGAGAGGCGGCGCGATAACTCAGCAACCTGACCAGCGGTGACACGTGCAGCACCACCAGTTGACTTGATGATTTGCACGGTGGTTGCTTGAACCTTCGCGGATTGTTGCGCCGCGTTGATAAGACTCGTGAACCCGGCAGTGACACCACCAATAGCCAAAGCGCCAATAGCAAGCTTGCCAGCCATTGACTTAAAGCCGTTGCCAACATCGGTCGCGCCCTTAGTGGCGATCCCGGCAGACTTCGCCATTGCGTTAAGTTCGCGCTGTGCCTTCGCAATATCTTTACCGTCGTACTTGCCGACAATGGAAATAGCAATTGCCATGATTTGCCTTCCTTATGCCGTTGTACGGTTGGTGATGCGCTGTGCTTCCTGAACTGCTGACAAAATTCTCATTTGCGCATCTTCCACATTGCGCTCACCAGCAGCCCACAAGCCACGAGTAACAGGAAAAGTTTTCTGAGCATTAGGAACGAAAGACTGTCCCTTTGCAGAAAAAATCTTTCTAGCAGTTGTTCGCGCCCTAGCATGTCCGACAGTGTGAAAGATTTGCATTGCTGCACTTGACGTATAAACGCCAATGCCGTTCTGAACAAATCTGCCTTTTTGCCTTTTGATTTTTCCTGATCCACGCGAAATCTTTATTGTGCGTGCTTCTTCATATGCGTTAAAAGAAAAATCACGACCGTCACGCGCATGAGTCCACGGACCCCAATTGCTCAACATTTTTGTTGCAAAAATTTCTAGCAACGTTTCGGCACGAATTTTCTCCGCTGCCTTAGTGATCTCGCGTTGAACAAGCTGATACTGAACTTCGTCGTATTCTTTCAACGCCTTCATGGTGGCATCAAATCCGGCAATGTTCACGCGCTGTGCCACCATGCACCTACTTTCGCTGTTGTTTACTTTGTTGAGTATTACGCCAGCGCAGGTATCGGTACATCGTAGCAATTGTGCGGGGGTGCTGCCCGGCTACATCGTCGGGCAGCACACCCCATTCGTACGCTAGATGCGTTATCAGCCAATGGGCTGAGTGCTCTCCAAAGGGGCAAGGTCTGCACCTTCAGTCTCACCGAATTCGATTGCCGCGACTGTTTCCGACCAAGGATCAAAGTCAGCAGTAACCAAATTCTTTCGCTTCAGCGCCGTCCACGTAAGCCACAACATATATTCAATGCGAACTTGTTCGCTGAACACTGCCATTGACTTATCGAAGTGTCTTTCAAATGCGATGAGATCAGGCGCAGACGCAACAACATCTGCGCCCGATCCATCTTCATACTGTACGTGCAGCGGCAAACGCATCATTGCAGGACTCCTAGCAGGTTAGAGGGTTTGAGAATAGTTTACTTACGCAGTGGCGCGGGTAACAACGCCAGTGATCGGCAGCGAAACCGACACGGTAGCGAGATCGCCAACAGCCGAATCAATCGGGCTGTACTGCGCAACAAGCACATCAAACTGGTATTCCGGGTTGCTTGTACCAATGGTGGCAGTTCCCTGGGGACGTACCTTCACAGCGACAGTGCCGCCAAGGTTCGGCCAGAACAGGGAGTCAATCGAACCGCCAGCAAAGTCCTGATGAAACTCGAAATCAACAGAACCCGACTTCAAGCCACCGATGCGGGTACGCCAACCCGAACCACCAAACGCAGTGGTTTCAACATCGTCAGCTTCAACTGAGATGGTCACGGATGCACATGAGGATGTGACCGTGCTGCCAGCGAAAACAATCACTGGCTCTGTTACAACGTACTTTGCCATTTTGGCACTCCTTATGCGTAGACCGTGACCGCAAATTCTGCGGAAAGGTATGTGTTTTCTGCAATTTGAATTGCGGTGTAATTCCGCATTTCAGTTACTCGTAGGGTGTTTGCTGCCCCTGCGAGAGTCTTATCACGCTCAATCGCTGTTTTGATTGAGCCTGCACCTGTCGGTGCGCAGTATGCGTCAAGTGTGTTTTGTGCTGTTCGCTCGTCCACCCGGCCAACGATGACCAGCACAACGAATTCGTACTGATCTAGGCCGCGCCCCATTGACGTGTCCCAAATAACCCGCTGTGGCATTACAACGGCCACAGGCGGCTTAGGATCGTCGGGCACGGTAGCAGATGTGCGGAGTCCCGTAATGGTCGCCAGGTTTGCTGCTAGGCCCGTACGGAGCGTGGTCATGCTCACGCGATACCTACCGGGGTGCGGCGCAGTGGGGCAAGGATCATTGCAACGTCAGGGTCAAGCCGCGAACCGACTCGGACGACCCCGACATCCTGGAATCCTAGAATCCCGGTAGGACTGTCGTATCTCTTATATTGCCTGAGCGCAAGCAGGATCGTTGCGTGCGTCACCTGCGTAGGAACAGCAGTACCAAACCCGAACACGCCCGTAATCTCAACAGCAACTTCATTACCCACAATGGGGAACAGGTAGTCACCTACAGCACGAAGCGTCATCGTGGGGAAAGCCAATCCCGACGCGGTGCGGTTGCCCGGTTCAAGCTGGTAGTCAGAAGCAGTCCATGTCAGGTCATAAATGCCGTCAACGTCGCTTGAAGTTTTGACCGTGATCGCTGTTCCGATCACATCATCAATGGGGCACACGTACGAAGTGTCAGCAGCGAAGTAGCGGGTTTCTGTGCCTGCCGTGTAGAAGCGGCGTTCGCAATATCCGTCAACCATGCGGGATGCGGTTTCGGTGCACATTTCTAGCATGGTGTCGTCAACGCTGTCCGTGATTCTGGCGGCAGCTTTAACCTGTGCCAGCGTGGCATAACCGTTAGTTATCGGCACAGCGCCTCCTATTTGACTGAACCAAAGAAATACAAATCATGTGATGAATCATTAGTCAAAAAATTCCATTCACTGAACATTGAATCTAGATCAAGTTCAGTGGTGAAATCCTGCGCAGTCAGGTTCCTATAGTAGTCCCAACCAAGACTGACAGTAAGTGGCGAACAGTTCGGGGTGGTGCGTTCCGTCCCATGTTCGGCGCGGCCCGTCGTGGCGCAAGACATAAACACCATGCCGTTACACATACGCGCCATGTTGGCGAACGTGTCGACCCAATACGGGTTGTGTTCCAAACATTCAGCACTAATCACCGTGTCAAAAGTTTTGTCAAGGTAATCTAAATTCTGACCCTGGCACACCACATCCACGCCGGAACCTGGCGCAACATCTACACCCACATATTTGCAATCAGTGAAGAAATCCCGAACCGTGCCATTGATGTTCAGTGAACCAACTTCAAGAACACGCACGCCATTAAACGATGCCGGAAACTTAGCAACCATTGATGCAAAAAAATCGCACTGCTCAACATGTGCCATGTCAGTCCCACGTCAGCAAGCGGCGGCGACGAACAGACCACGAGCCTTCGCTGTAATCGTTAGAGTCAATCTTGCCTTGATAATACTTGCGATTGAGTTCGTAAGTTTCGTTATTGCGCTGATGGTAACCAGCGGCAAGAGTGCTGCTGTTTACGTGATCAACGGGAATGTCAGTGCGGCGAATCATCGGCCCGATACGTTCGCACCTACGCTCATAGTCCAAATCTTCAAAGTATGCAGGATGCAAAGCCTCATCAAATAAACCGACAGCGTTCACCACGGCAGCACCAAGAGCGAACGCTGCCCACGGCGGGAATGCATCAGACAGCACAAGCTCGTGCGCTGTCGCTTCCTTATCGAAACGTTCAAGCGATCCTTCAGGCCAAGTCAAATCAAAATTAGCAATCAGCCAATACGGAGCAAAAGGTAATGACTTTATGCCAAGGTTCCACGAACCAGCTACGCCTAGATTGCTTGGCATAGTGACAATGTGAATGTTGTGAACGTGCTTCGCAGTGACTTCCTTGACACAGTGCCCGTTGTCAATAATGACTAGGTGTTCAATCGGGTAGTCAATTGTTAAAAGCATTTCGTCAAGCAAATCAGGACGCGCCAGGATTGGCACGATCATTGCCGGGATCACAAAGTTTCCAACAGTGGTCGCCACGCGTTTTCATACACCGTGTCAGCGTCATAGTTTTCAACAACGAACGCCCGTGCCGTGTCAGACTTTCCGTCACCCTTACGTTCGTAGGCTTCGTTCAGCGCGGTCACCATGTCCTGCACGCTAGGCACGTTGAACCATGCGCCCTGTGCAGAGTCCCACAACGGCTGTCCACCAACCTTCCAACCGTCACCGATCAGTTCAGGCTGTGCACTAAAATTGTTCACAATCACAGGCGTGCCGCATGACTGCGCATCAATAACCGTGATCCCAAATCCTTCACCGTATGTCGCGGCAAGCAAAACGTTCATGCCTGTATAGATTGCGGCAAACACGTTGTCAGGAATTCCCATACGTTGCTGATACTGGTTCACGAACACGAACTGATCAGGCCGCAAACCGACAGCTTCAATGAGGGTATCGAAATTGATACCACCCATGCCGCCTGTCTTTTCCGTATGCAAATACAGAACCGCGTCAGGCTTGTCTTTGGCAAAGATAGAGAACGCAAGCAATTGTTCACCAAATGCCTTGCGGTTAGGTGACACACCCTTGTTTGCGTTGACGATACCGACAACAAAAGCGTCATCAGGGACGTTCATTATTTGTCGCCCGGTGCGCCAACCGTTAGCGGTGTCAATCTTTGCTGTCGGCTTCAGCACGTTTGTTTCAATAGCGTGCGGAATATAAACGTTGTCAATGTCTAGGCGGGTCAACTGTTCTGACCCGAACTTGCTCATAGCGACAGGGGTCACGTTCGGCTTCGCACAGAACGCGGCAACACTGCTAGGTGCTGGCAGGTGGTCAATGGGAACCCATGACACAAGCTGCACTTCATCTAGGCGCGGATTCTTCAACACCCACACGTCATAAAGCGTGAACAGCGGATTGCGACTGGTGTCATACTGCCTGCACCAGTCAGCGTGATAAGCGTTCATCACATCATTTGAATACGCATCAAATCCGCGTGGGAAATGCGTGATGCCTTCCCACTCCGTCATGGTTGCTTCAAGGCCATAATTCGCGGTAACCGCGATGTGGTGACCGTCAGCAATCATTCGGGAAACTACTTGACGCGTTTGCGTACCGTAACCCGTTTGTGCCCACGCGGCATTGGAAAACCAAGTGCCAGCAATCATGTTTCCGTTACGTGCCGCACGGCGGCGTGCTGCTCTATCCATCGCAGGGGACTTCCGTTCGCAGAGTGTTGCGCAGGTTTTTGCAGGATGTGAAGCCTGTGGGGGACGGTCCTGCGCCCCGTCCCCCACAGACGATTGTTTTACGGCGCTACTTATGCAGCGTTGCCCGTAAAGACCTTAACAGCGTCGGACTGACCAAGGTCGCCCCAGATACGCATGGTGACACGGAAGCCAACCTCATCAGATGCGAAGTAAGCATCGTCCGAACGTGCAACTTCAATGCCGCCAACCTGGCGAACGTGGTACGAGCCGAACCAACCGAACGCAACCGACTTCGCGCTGGTTGCCGTAGCGGCAACGTCGGGGTTCTCGAAAATCGGGAAACCCATGAACGAATCGGGAACGCCGATCGAAGCAGCCGGAACGTACAGGTACTGTCCTGCGGTGTCCTTCAGCTTGCGAAGCGTACCCATGCTTGAACGGCGCATCATCCAACCCGCACCGTTACGGACGTAAGCGCCGTCAACGGAGTGAGCGAGATCAATGAGGTTGTCAGCAGTGAACGCGCCACTGACAGCAGTACCACCAGTGATACCAGCGCCAGCAGCGGCAATGATTCCCTTAGCCTCAACAGTGCCAGTGCCAACAGTCAGAAGGTTGTTGACCTTGATACCGATAGAGGTTCCCAGGGTGCGGCCCAGGTAGGCAACGAGATCAATGCCCGAATCCTGAAGCAGCTCGCGGCTGACCTTGGTGAGAACAGCGACCTTCTGTGACTTCAGCGTGATGCTGGAGAACGTGGGGTCAAGCTCACTGATGGTCGTGCCTTCAGCGATTGCGGTTGCTGCCGGGCGGGTAGCCTCAACAGGAACCTTAATATCTTCGCCGGAAGCGGTGTTGAGCAGGGTGACAATGTTGCCGTCAAGCATCGGGCCGACGGTAACAAGCTTCTCCTGAATAACGTCGTAAAACGACTGCGGGACGATTGAAGAATCGTCAGCGGTGTTCAGGTCACGACGCTCAAACGTGTGCGAGCGAATCTCACCAGCGGCGAGTGCGCGAACAACGTCAAAGTCACCTGCGGTCTTGGCGGCGCGAACGTCGCGGATCTCAGGTGCGGCAGCCATTGATGCTTCAATGTCGAAGGCGCGTGCCTCAGCGGCCTGAAGATCGCTGATCTTCTGCGAACGCTCGTCAATATCGGCCATCATACGGCTGTAGGACTGCTCCTCATCGGCAGACAGATCGCGCTTCTCAGCGGCTGCCGCGTCAAGGAGCGACTTGGCGGCGTGCCACGCCGACTGGCGAGCCTCCACCTGGCGCTTCAGGTACTCCATTAGAGTCCCCTTTCCTTAGTTAGTTTGAATTGTTTACAAACGCGAAGCGGCTCCGCTTACGCAATCCTGCCCATCGGCTCCGATGTAGTAGGAAGTTTCTTAGATGCCGATAGTTTTTGCGGCAAGGTCAATCTGCTTTTGCAGAAGTGAAATGGGAATGGAAACGCTGGCCTCAACTTCAATTTCAGTTCCGTCGCCTTCGTGCATAGCGCCTTCCCCTTCATGGGTCACACCGTCGTAACCAAGTTCGCCTAGGTTCTCCATACCCACAACCCCATCGTCACTCAGTTTCAAAGTGTTAATAACTTCAAAAAGTGTAGCAACCTGATCGGCAGTCAAAGTGTTTCCGGCTTGCAGCTCATTGATTGCCATTGCGAGCGCGTCAGCGTCTACTGATGCACGGGTAGCAAGGTCACGCATGGCGCGAACACTAGCAGTCGTCTGCGGATATGCGGGAACGCCAGTGACAACACTGACTTCATGCAAACGAACTTCATTTAGGGTGCGCTCGTTTCCGTCAACTGACCACGCATCCTTGACGGTAGAAAAACCAAAACTCATTCCGGTTATATCGCCTCTTGCAACCAATGCGCGAATATCACGCCCCGCTGTCGTGTCAGGCAAATCAATTTCAACGTAGCCACCGTCAGGACGATCTTCAATGCGGAGAGTCTTTGCACGGGTCGAACCAAGCAGCAGCGTGTCATCGTGATTCACATACGCCCGAATATCATTCTTTGACTTCAGCGTGCGAGTGAAAGCACCTGGCGCGATACGTTCGGTGAAAGGAAGCGGAAGGCTAGGTGCGTTGTATCGCCACGCGTAACCGCCGAACGTCATTCCGTCGCCGTTTTCCATTGCGCGAATCTCAGTGACTTCCGCTGCAAAGGTGCGGATTTCAATAGCTGACATTTCTGTCCTTCCTTGCAAACGATTTGATTCACGTTCTAGCCAACGGGTCGCGGGTCTAGGATCAGTGGGGTCAATTCCCCACAGGTAATGTGCGACAGCTCCCGCACCGGGCCATTCGGGATCGTCAGTGTTTCGGTTCTTTGATGCTTCAAGGTCTACAGCGTGACGCTTTGACCAAGCGTAAGCGCGGATAATCTTGTCGTCTGAGATGTTGCCGTCAGCCATTTCACGCGCTTCACGCACAGTCTGATCAGTAACGCCGTCACCCGCGAAACCTTCACGGCGTAATTCCAAACCACGTGCCGCCGCTGTTTGCATATAGTTTGGCGGTGTCGCCCTAGTCTCAACAGGTATTGATGCGGGTGCGCGTTCTTCGCCTTTAGGCTGCCACGCGTTGCAGTAGTAAGCGCCGCTCACGTAATCGTCCCACTTTTCGCACCAAGCTTTATCGCCGCGCACGTTCGTTTCATCATAGAAGTAGCAGTTGCCGCACGCCCTACCGTCTGGCACCGACTGATCTAATGCGGGGCGGTAGTTGTCTGGCAGTGCGCGTTCCCCACCGGGCCGCATACCCTCTTGAATGGACACGGCAACCATTTGCTCAATAGCGTCCTTCTTATTTGCGTGACAGCCGACTACACGACCAGTTTCCGCGATAGTTGCCCAACCGCTGCAATCAGGAGACTTGTCAGTAATGTAGTACGGCATTTGTCTAGTCCTGCCTTTGAATCGCCAAGGCACATGCCGTGCCGTTTGCTGATGCGTAAACCGCTTCACCGGGATATAGGTCCATTGTGATGAGCTCACCGCCGCGCAGTCTTACTGCACTTCCCGCCGTGCCTAAGTAAATGTCATGCAGCCCGTTGTATTGCTCAGTAAAGCCAAGTTCAAAATGAACGTCTGTTGCGCCTGATGATGCGACGAAACTCATTGCATATTTCGTTGAAGGCTTTAGTGTGTGCACTTTGACGGAAGAAATCACACCGCCGCCCTGCTTACTTGTTGGCACAAATTCTGAACTGATGACAGTTCCGCCCGTGATGTTTGTTGCGCGAGTCAATACAGACTGATATGAGTCAGAATGATTCCTGTTTAAGTTGTATGCCTGAACTGCTGACCCTGCTGTGTAGTTAACGCCTTCAATCAAAGAAGCGTTCACGCTGTTTGATGCCGTGTCAATGCTGTAAAACTCAAACTGTGCGCCGTGTGATCCTGTATTCAAACCGAATGACACCGTGCCACCGTTAGACACACTAAAAAACGATTGCGCCAAGTAGACGTAACCGTCACGGCTGTAGTCACCAACGTCGCCTAAAGGCTGCTGATTTTGTAGCACCACACGCTGTGTGTCCGTGCTTGGCGGCACAACCATTGTTTGCGCTGTGCCGACTGTGACGACACTGCGTGAGATCGTCACATTTCCCCCAACAGGATCAGTTCATCATTGTCACGCTTTGTGCGTGCCCATTTGCGCAACAGTTCGTCAGACGGGTAGCGAATACCGCCACAACGCCCATAGGACGATTGTGAGCCGCGAACGTTACCGATGCGATCACAGATACCAGTGACGGCGTTTCGTGTCTGAGATTTGCCGACAGCGCCGCCTGCGTGGTGCGTTGCCTTAACGCGCATTTTTTCAGGCACGTAAAACTTTGCACCCGAATCAGGTTCCGGCGGCGGCGGTCCATCTGGCGAACCAGAAGCAGAACCCGTGCTAGTCGAAACACCCGACACTGTGCCGACAGTCGCAGGGCCACCAGTGACAGCACCAACCGCAACCGACACACCAGCCGACGAACCGACAGGAGCAATGACACCCGTTGCCGTACCCGTCGAAACGGACACGCCAACAATTACGCCCTGATCATTCTCCGTACCCGTAGCCGTACCCGCGCTAGTGGAAACACCAGCAACCGTGCCAGCAAACCCGACCGCACCAGCGGCAGTGCCGCCTGCCGAACTAGTACCGGAAACAGTACCAATGCGCCCAACTGCGCCCGTTGCTGTTCCTGTTGAGCTGCTTACACCGTCAACGAAACCAGTTCCTGCCCCGCCAAGAACATCCGTGCCAAGAACACCACGCGTGGCAGAGTCAAGCGTGAACAGGCCGCGTGCCGCCATGACTAGGAGATTGACTCAGAAAGGTTCCCGCCACTGATGGTGTACGTGCCAGCAGTAGCAAACGTCTGCGAAGCGTCAAGCGCACGCGAACCATAAAACGTGCCCGATGTACTTGCCGACCAGTAACCAAGATGCGTGATCGTGGTTAAACCCGGAACATCAAACACAATGCTGCTGCCGTTAGTGACAGCACCATTGGACGGCGAACCCCACGCGGCAGACTCACGAGTGTACGAACCACCCGTGACTTCATTAGCGCCATTCGTAGACGGGTCAGCAGTATGCAACGACACGTAAAGCGCACTTGCCGTGAACCCGGCAAGCATCAGGTTTTCACCAGCGACAACCAAACCAGCCATAACTATTCCTCAACAATCGCGGTGATGTTGCCTTCAGCGTCACGCTCAACACGCTTAGAACGCGCAGACTGCTCAGGCATGTTGACGTTTACGACAGGCGCGGGAATGTTACTGATTGCCCCGGCAATCGCGTCAGCAATATCTTCAGCAATATCGCGCTGCTCAACATCGCCTGAAGCGTCACGAACATTGTCACCAATGTATGCGGCAGCGGGATCAGTCGGGTCAAACGTTGCTGCTTGCTGTAGCTGAACGGAAGGCAAGCCTGTGTGCATGATCGGCGGCAGCCCGACAGCGGCTAGAGACTCAGCAGGATCAAAACCCATCGTGACAAGACGCGCCAACATTTGCGTGCGCTTTTCAGTCTCAACAATGTTAGCGGCAGCAAGGTTCACATTCGCCAACGGCACGCGGTACACGTCGCCACCCTCAACAGGAAGCATGTCCTCAACAACGTGAATGTCATTGATTGAAAGAAACCCTGCTTGTGTGGCGCTTGAATACGCGGCGTAACGTTCTGTCAGGTTGGCGCGTAGCAAACCGTCAACGTTGAACTTCAGGAAGGCATTTGAAGGCAGAAGCCGCGAATAGGCAGCTTCAATCTTTTCAATGTACGGAAGCAACGTGTAGGTAACGAACTGCTTTGAATTTTCTTCAACGCTCGCATACGACATTGCACCCGGCTTCGTTGATTGAAGCATGTGCGGGGGGATGCGGAATATGCGTGCGATTTCCTCAACCGCGAATTCACGTGATTCAAGCATCTGTGCTTCGTTAGGCTCAACAGATGTTTTCATGAACTTAGCGCCGCCAGAAAGAATCCCCGGACGGAACGCTTTACGCAAACCCTTGTGACCGCGTTCCCATGCAGACTGCATTGACTCTGCCTGCTCCGCAGTCACGTCACCGGGAACTTCAATCACACCACCAATGGTGCTTCCGCTTCCAAAGAACTGTGCACTGAAATCTTCAAGCGCCTTTGACAGCCCGAACGTTTCCCGCATTTCAGTAACGCGGCTCACGCCAACCAACGCGCCAGGACGGCGAAGCTCAGTCAGGTGGATAACGTCTTGTTCTTGCAGCACGTACGCCTGATCCACAACGAATTCAATTTGACCCATTGCGTTACGGCGAACCGTGATGCGTGACGGGTCAAGCACAGTCAACGCGACAACATCCCCGTTACCGTTGCGGATAATGCGCGTGTACGAATTGCCAGCAATCATCAGCGACACAAGCAACGACTGGTAATGATCGGAACGCTGCATTGAAGAATCAGGTTCCGGCTGCTCAACCCATGCAGGCTGTGGCGTGTACGGGTAACGTGCACCGTCACGGCGAACAAACGTGCCAAGGGGCAGCGTGCTAATCGTGTCAGAGATCAAACGCACCGACGCGTAGACAGCAGCAATGGTCAGACTGTTAGCCTGAGAAATGTTTACGCCAGCACGAGTCGTTGACGGAATCATTCCACCAGATTCAAACAAAGTCTGAAAAGAAATCGCCCGTGCCTCTTGCGGCTTCAGCAAGCGGTTCAACATTAGTCACGCTCCAAAGCCATACCGAACAGGACAAGACCGACACCAGCAACAACAATACCCGCAGGAACAAACACCAACGCCACACCGACAGCAACCGCCACCACACCGACGGCTTGCAGAACAGTTGCAAACATGAAAACCCCTATGCGTAAAATTGTGGAACAGGAGCAACCACAGGCGCTTCCTGATTTACTGCACGTTCAACACCCATCACTGCCGCAACCGCCAAGTCAATTCGGCGCGTAGAAGATTTAGATTCCTTCATAATACGCGTGCCGCGACTGTCCTGCTTCAACACTGCATTACTAACGTGACGCGTTAATGCCGCGTTACCGTCATGCGTAAGTGCACGCGTAGACACCATGTCAGTAAAGCGTTTAGTTGCCGGGGTCATGCGTGCAGCCGACTGCGGAAACTCCACAATAGGCAAACCCTCATCAGCGAGAACTTCCAAAGACCGCGACCACAAATGCGGGTCAGCGATAACTTCACGCACACGCCAACGCAAACAACACGTCTTGATCATTTCCTCAACATCAAGAATAGGCACACGCCATTCCTGCGCACCTGGCGGTTTCTCCCAATGACCAGCAACAACGACATGCGGAAACTCTGAAATCTCGACAGCGACAAGCGCAGTAGAGTCACCAGAGAACGAACCGTCAAGGGACAGCACCACGTCAACACCGTCAGGGATTGTGCGTGCAGCTTGACATTCATCCCACGCCAACTGTGACAACCATTGACCCTGCAAAGAAACGGGACGGTTAAACCAATAACGTTCCCATTCCGCTGACGAAGTTTGCGGGTCATCAAATGAATCCGCGATTGCTTCTAGGTCCATCCAATCGGCGGCAGGCCCGTACACTTCCCGCAACCCGTTCATGCGATGCGTCTTGAATTTCGGGTCATGCTTCGCGCCAGCCTGCTTGTGATCAAACAGCAAGCCAACATCAGACACGCGCTTTTCAGTGACTGCCTTCGCGTATTCGTGTGTTCCTTCAGCAACGGAACCTTCACCCGGCGCGTACATCGTTGTCGTTTCCAAACACCAACCTGAAGCAATCTTGCGCTTCAAAAGGTTACGCAACACGACTTGGTGCATACGCTTCAACTTAGGCAACACCCACAGGTGAGTCTCATCAAACACCGTGAACGTTGACTTGCCACCATCCTTTGACGAATCGGCGGCAGACTCCGGCGAGATCACGCCACCATCAGGAAGATTGATACGGGTCAAACCCACGTCAATGCGCCCGTACGTTTCCGTCAACGCCTTTGCGCCCGTGTCTGGCGACAACATATAACGGATAGCGTCATACGTGTTTCCGGCCTGACTCAGCTCCGTAGCGAAACACAAAACTTCAGGACGCTTCACGGGAACCCCGACAGGCTCACCTTCCGCGTACACATAACCCCACGCCGACACTTCGCCAGCAACCGCAAAGTGATCAAACCGCACCGGGCCCAATGCTTCAGCGCACGCCATGAACGCGGCAAGCTCAGACTTCGCACGCCCCTTCGGGCGGGAGATCACACCACGGCGAACACGCCGCCTGCCGTCTTTATCAATCTCGTAGCAGCGCAACACGAACGCGGCAAACTCATCGTCAAGCATGATTGGCGAACCTTCAATGTCGCCAGGGCCATGCACGAGAAAAGTCTCGACCCAATCAATGACCTGTAAACCAAGAGTCAGCATTAGGATTCGACAACCGCCAACAAACGTTCACGGCGATCACCAGACACCCGCTGTGGTTTCGGTGCGTGCTTCACGTCATCATCAATAGCGATACGCAACCTCATACGATCTTCAGGAGTCGCACCAAACTTCGCCACACGCAAACGCAATTCAGCAGCGACACCCGGACTGCCTGACCAAAGCTCATTGTGCAGCAGTGCGGTGTCTAAAAGAAAATCCCAGTCAGCGTCAATGAAGGTGACCGCTAGTGGGGAACGTCGCCATGTCGCCCACCATGCCTGAGTGCGTTCACTCCACAGCACACCCGACGGAAGATCAGGACCACGTTGCACACCATCGGCAGCAACCTTGCGGAATTCAGCTTCACGGCGTGCAGTGTCATTAGCGCGGGAACGTTCCGCTTTCGGTGCGGGACCACGACCAGCCATGACTATTCACCAACCAAATCAGCAACGAGCGCGGAAATATCACCAAGACGTTTCGGGGCCGAACCCCAACGGCGACCAGTAACAGTCATGTAGCGCCCACGGTCATACACTTCAACCTGACCCATGCGGCGACCCCTGCCGACTTCAGCAAAACCCCAAATGTGCAAACCCGTACCCGACGGCGACACTTCAACAAACGTTTTGCCTGCACGCGCCACAATGTCAGCGGCCCAATCGGCAAGCACGCCACCAGTGATGCAGTGGTCAAGGTCAATACACGCGATGCCGTCACCGTTCAAGACAAACCCGACACCACGGTCAAGCACCCGTGCAGCGCTAGACGCGGCGGCAAACGTTGCCCACGTCGCGGGATCAGTAGACGATGCAGGGCTGCCGTCTACCTGGCGCGGCATCTTGTCGCGGGAAAACGTGACCCAACGTGGGACTGTCACTAAGTCAGTGGGAATGTTGGCGCGAGCTTCCCGAAACGCATAGACCCGGCAACGGGGGGAACAGTAAACACCTGTTGAGCGTTGGGGTTTGAAGTCAGTTTCGCAGTGTGCGCAGATTGCCATGAGCTGAGTCTAGCAGCATTTTCGTGTAACGCTAACTTTTGGAAAATCAATCTAAGCGACACACGCACGCGAAAAACGCACCTGCCATGACCGTTCTTGGTGTAGGTTGCGTCCGTGCCCCACAAGCCGCCACAGCCCCGCCTAGGAGGGTCGTCAGACCTGCACGCACAGCGGGGAGGG